CAGACGAAACATCCGTCTCCTTGAATAAGGTGGCTGCGGCCCACGCAAGTGGAAACCGAGTCCAATGATGCAATATAACAAACGCGTGACAATAAAATTATTTATTTGTTCGCAGCTTGAAAATATATTAGCAGCTGTTGGTGCCATGATCTTGAGAAATCAAGGTCGACCGTTCCTAACTTTTCTGATTAGTCAGTTAAGAGGTCGGTTAGGATATATGCGTCTTGGTTTTGTAAAACCTGCTATCCGTTACATGTCTTGGTGCTCATCCCTGGGCCGAAGTCAAGGTCTTAAAGGGTTAGTAATAACTCTTAAAGTCTTGAATACATCTTTGGCTCAATCTATAGCAAGGGATTTGGATTCCTTCCCTCGAACTCCTAGAGTTCGTCGGGGGATGTTAGGACTTCCTACTGTTATACCCGTTCTTCATAGAAGACGAATAGCAGCTGGGGATATCCTTATCATACGATACTGGTTTACTTTATTCTCTATTTATAGAGTAATCGAGTTTCCAGGAAAGTTATCCTTTTCCTCAATTACCGATCCAGGTAAGGATTTATCTAATTTCTTACCTGACTGGTCTAGATTTTCTAACCAGTTTTGGCGTAAACTTGTTAAATTACAAGCAATAGATGAGGATGATCTAAAATCACCTCTCTCTCTATTAGCCACATTTCGTGTTTCACCTTTTCTTATTCCGCGGACGACTCCAACGAATGATTTATATCTGTCTACGTCGCCTTTTGGTATAATTCGTACAGCTATAGCTTGGTCCCATTCAGACTTGCTTCCTTTCTTTCAAGATTGGTTGCAACTAACGCGAAATACTAGATTCCTAAACTGGTTTCAAGAGTTTAGTAAAGTAGCTCCGACGTTATTGTCGGAAGAGGGATCTGTAGAAGCTACAGGTCCTGGTGCGATAGGGAAACTAGGTTTAAAAGATGAACCTGCGGGTAAAATCCGTGTATTTGCTATGGTAGACTGTTTCACGCAATGGGCAATGAAGCCATTGCATGATTACCTGTTCGATGTCTTGAGGGTAATCCCTCAAGATGGAACATTCGATCAACTTGCTCCCATTAAACTTTTACAGTCTAAGGGGCACAGACGCTTTTGGTCTTTAGACCTGAGCTCTGCCACGGATCGATTACCAATTCTTATTCAGGGTGTGCTCTTGAGTCGGTTGATTACCGCTCATGGAGCTAATCTCTGGATGAGCCTAATGGTAGGACGTGCGTATGACTTACCTAGACGGGCCATGGGTCCGAACTATGATGGTGAGCGATTTATACGTTACGCAGTTGGGCAACCTATGGGTGCTTTAACATCTTGGGCAATGCTTGCGATGACCCATCATGCTATAGTGCAGATGGCAGCAGCATTGTCTGGGCGAGTATCAGGTGATGATTGGTTCGAGGACTATGCTCTCTTAGGAGATGACATAGTTATAGCTGACCGGCTAGTAGCCGATACCTACCTGAAAATTATGTCAGGGATCGGAGTTGGAATCCAACTTTCGAAATCTGTTCATGATTCCTCAGGGCGAGGGGTCCTCGAATTTGCTAAACGTGTTTACTACGGAGGTTTCTCTGTAGGACCGTTAGCTGTATTGGAGGTCCTCTCCGCTGCTGGTTCATTGCCAGCGTGGTTGGAATTGGTACGTAAGTATCAACTATCCTTATCTCAAGGTTTAGCTCTCTTGGGATTTGGATACCGATCCGTTTCACGGATTAACCAACCATGGTCAGTGTTACCTCGTCGACTTCAAGGTTACGTAGTTTCTTACTACGGACCTGGAGGTCCTGGGTTCGAAGGAGACATCCTTAATTGGATGGCCTCTGGTGGCGAGATCTTTAAGTACCCGGATTATATCTGGATTAAAGATTTAGCCGCGTCAATTAGACAGAGAGTAGTTGATTTACTACCTCGGGCTAAAGCCTTAACTAAATTAGTTGAGGTTGATAGAACGCGGGCTCACTATGGAACCTCTGAATATCAGTCATGGCAATTGCCTAAACTGTTATTCGTTGGGGATCCTAAGTATTCAGGATCATTATGGCCTCGGGCAGTCCGAGCTAATCCAGATGCAATCTGGTTAGTTCGAGACCCG